GGGTAACGGAAATATATCTGGCTCCCATTGTGTGTGCCTGTTGCGTATGGGTAATTTATCGATAATCTAAACTCAGTTCTAAACTGCCTATCTGTTTCCATCCAACCGCGATATGTAATACAGTCGGGCTTTTTTATTGCCGCCTCTAATATATCAGCAATGTAAGTAGGCGCAACCATATCGTCATCATCAATGAACACAACATAGTCGCCGGTAGCTTGTTTTATCAAATCATTTCGCTTGCGGCCTGTTGCCACCTGTCCGTCATCAATGTATGTAATTATCTCTATATCGTTTGTTCGCTGCTTGTTTAGTTCCTTCATCAATACAGATAACATACCGCTTCTCTTATGTAACGTTGGAATAAGTATTGATAGTATCATGTTTGCTAATATATTGAGAAATTAGGAAACCCCAAACTTTTTCTTTTACGATATGTACGCTCATCCTGCCGGTAAAACTTTTGTGTATGCTCCAATTGCTTGTCAATAGGCCCGCCAGTCCATGCCGGGTGAAGGTGATCAAATACTAACTTATTCAAGTACCTATACTTCCCCAGTTCAATCGCTACATCCATTGCCTCGTTATCGCACCAAAGTGAGGCGTAGTCCGGATGGTAGATATATCCAAACCGTTTATAGTACTCATACCCCATTACAGACATGGTAGGCAATAGTTCGTTTACTCTTCCATCTGGCATGTGCAGGAACTGATCAGGACCGCACTCGGCTATTACTTCATCGAAACCCTTAACGGTGAATATTTGGTCATCGGATAAGTTTACCAATATATCCCATCCCGTGGCCGGCACATCTCGATTAATGGCATCTACTTTGTTTTTGCTTACACCTTCACAAACGGTTGTATGCGCTTGCTTGCGAATATAAGCCAGTTCCGTACTGTTTAACGTTTTTATATCATCTACATCAACCGAAACAATAAACACGAAATTCAGGCCGTTTCTATTAGATATAACGCTATTGTATGCCCTAAGCATATGCGCGGGCCTTGACCGTGTAGTTAATTTGTAGAGTATTACCATGAATCGCGGGGTATAAAGACAAATTTAGGTTTGTCGTGAAAGTTAAATATAGCGTATCGCATCGCATCTATTCCGTCATCGTTGGCCTTAACCGGTTCTTCAATGATATTATCTTCTTTGTCTTTCTTCCACTTGTAAGATTGCAGTTCGCGCTGCAGGTTCTTGCTTGAATTGGTTACAAACAACGGGAAAGACTTAACCTTAACGATGCCGGCCCAGACATCCTTATCGGCCTTATGTATATTCAACCCGGCACGGTACATTTCCTCGATGCTTTTTGGTTCGGCAGCATCGGCATAAATAATGGCCTTACCAATATCAAACGATTGTATTTTTCGCAGCAGTTCAGTAAGCGTTAACCCAGATTCATATATCAGTTCCTCAACGTAATGACTTCCTTCGTGATATTCAACCCGTACAAATGCGGCGGGGTGATTGTACCCAAAGTCAAGGCCATAAAATACCTCACCTTTGCCCGGCAGTTCAGCCATGCCCCATTTGGTGAATATAAGTTCCTTCGCTGCGCCGCGTTGCCCTAAACCGTAAACCTTCCACATGAAGTCATCCGGTAGTTCCCGGTATGCCTCAATAGTATCGATTTGGTTCTGCGAAAGGTTGCTAAGGTTATTTTTGTACGTTGAATGTATCCGTTTATGTTTTGGGTTGTCTGCTGAATTATAAACCCATGAAACGAAATCGGCCGGGTTCCAGTCAAGGAAGATTTGGCCGGTTGTTCGCATGGCCAACTGATCGTAAAGTGTTTTTTTAATCAGGTTGGCTTCATTTACAAATAACACATCTCGGCCCGGTCCGCGTGCCTTGCCTTCATCTTCAAGGCCGAATAGTTCAATATATGCCCCATTGGAAAAAGTGTAGATATAATCCGTGTAACTGAAATTTTCATCGGACCATAAGCACCAATCCTCCATGATCTGCCTAAAATCCCGATAGGCCCCTCGCTTGATGTGAGGCAGCGAATGAGATACAATAGATATTCTGATTAACGGTGTTGTAGCTGCAATGGTAACAAGAAGTTGAACTACTGAATATGACTTGCTTGAACGGCTGCCGCCTTCATTACAGATTACCGGATAGCCATCATTGTAGGCTTTCTGGTTTGCGGCAAATACTGGGGTTACCTTACGGGGTAAGCGGTTCGCATCCATTATCTAAAGATAAAATAATTGTTGGTGGTGTTTGTATTCCTTCATGCTTAACTGATTGCGTTGCTTTCCCTTCTACTCGGTCCAGTATTTCAGCATATGCTTTTAAATCTCCTTTTAATGCTTTAGCAATAACAACAAGATCCATTTGCTCTAATATACTAAACTCTTCATCTTCGTTAGTTACTGGGTTACGCTTTACTTGCGTTAATTCAAGTATTTTAAGCAGCCTTTTATTGCTATGCCTTGTCCCTACTGCTTTGCCTTTTGGGTTTCCGCTTTGGCCCTTAACGAACGGTATTGCTCCTTTTGGCGTTTCTCCTTTTTTAAATGGCATTGCTTAAAATATTGAGCGCCGGGGTGGAATTGAACCCCTCTTGCAAACTGGATGTCTGCTGTGCTACCGTAACACTTCCGGCGCTTGTTAATTGCCTTTCGGCTAATGTTATTTTCTTTCCTTTATACATTCCTGCACCCATTTCATCTATTTTACTAAATGGTAGAATTGGAACGGTTATTTTACATGACTTGTCAATTAAGTATATATATCTAAGTTGAAAACCTGCAATTTTTTTACTTCCATCTGGAATTCCTGCCCTTCCGTTTTGGGATAAAATGTGTTTTCCTTTAGTAAAAGTCATACTTGCAACCCTTTGCCCGTTTTGTAATTCTATTATACTACTATTTGGCTTTACTGATGTTAAATAAAACCCGCTTGCCCTATAAATAGTTCCATCACCGCTCTGTGTTCCATCACTAAAAGAAAGAATCCATTTTATATGAGGTGCATGCTGTTTTATAAGTTTAATGCTTATTGCTAAACACCTGCTTTCACTATTTTTTGGTAAATAATCATCAAAAGCCATTCGATTTAATTCCAACATTTCATTCCATAAACAAGGCTGAACCATTCCAATTACACGACTTTTATCAAACGGGCTGCCATAACTCATAACACCATGTAGTTTGCTATCCAAAAAACAACCAAAATGTAAAGAACTATTATTTACAATCTTACCGCTATAATGATGCTTTTTTACAAACTCATTTGCGATCTTTGACGGTATAACCTTAACAATTATTTCCTTTGCCCTGCCCATGATGCTATAATTAAATAAAGTGCATTACCGTTACTATTTTCATTACCCATTGTTTCCGCATACTTGTATTCATCTGTTCCCTTAATTTCACTAATAGCATTTTTTATAACCGTTGCCTGTTCATCTGCTAATGTGAATGTCATTTGCTGAAATGGTGCTTTATCCCCTTCTTTTAAACTAAAGTCTTCACTAAAACCATTTTCATCTAAATCAAATCCCGGTATATCTAACCCCCAGTCGGCTAATTGTTCTACATCCCAGTCACTTTGTAGTTCATCCCAATTCCATTCCCCAAATCCTACATTATCTTTAATTAGAAACTCTGCCCTTTGTTCTACGGTCCAATCGTCAGCCAGAAGTATTGGCAACTCCTTTAAACCAAGTTCTTTTGCCGCTTTAAGCCTCATATTGCCACCCAATACAACAAGTTTGCCATCTGTATCGGTAAAGCAAACTAAGGGCCGCTTTTCAAGCATTTGCGGGAATTCCTTAATTGACTGAACTAACTTAGCAAACTTTTCATCCTTTATAATTCTTGGATTATTTGGGTTAGATTTTATTTCTGCAATACTTCTGTAATCTGCTGCCATAATTCAAATTTACAACTTTTTTGTCAAATAATGTATTTTTCAATAATTACAATAATTACGCCATGTGTACACGGGAAACTCAAGCCCTGCTTGGATGTGCACCATAATTACGGTTTTTCACCAATTAAGTATTTATACATAATTACTAATAATAATAATATTCTTTCTATATTATAGTATAGTTTGTAATTATGGTGCAGATTCAATGGTAGCGCGGCTTCAGACCGTACAAGTGACGTAATTATGCGTGAACATTCAATGGCAGTAAGGGTCGTTATATTTAAAGTCAATGGCAGCATGGGTTACAGCAATAAAAAAAAGGTGCTTAATGCACCTTCCTATATCTTCCGTGGTCTATTTTAGTAAATAGCACCTTAAAGTCTTTTCGCCGCAGCGAACTCCTAAACTTTCTATCTGGTAGGTTTATTTTCTTACAGACCGATTCTGCCTCCTTATAGTTAAATTCATTAGGCAATGCCGAATAAAGATTATCTAAATCTATCGGCAGTCCTACTTCAACAGACTTATGCAATGACTTGATAATCTTTACAGTAGATTCCGCATAGTACCGGTATAGCTTCCATCCAAGTTCAATAATATTATCATCAATAAGCGGGTTGGTTGGGTTGTTTATTATTGCAATCACTTGTATAAGCCTTGGAAGGTATGCGCTCATTTTCGCTTCTGCGCCTATTATAAAGCCGTCAATCCTATCCTTGATGCGTCCGTTAGCATCTTGCAGAGAAGTCTTAAAATAACGCCTGTAAATGGCCTTAGCGGTATCTGTTATCGGTATGTGTATCGGGTTAAATTCTTCGCCGGATGAATTTAGTTTACTTATATCGTACAATGTCAGGACCATATTGACCCATTCCGAGCAGATCTGTCTATTATTAGTGAAAGGATCTGATTCGGTGTTGAGCATAATATAGTCAGATTCTACCATAAGGAATCTGGAAGCAAACCCCGATTCGATCTTATCCATTGTGAATATATTGGCCAAACGGGATGGCTGCGTTCCCATTAGTAGGTTTATGTTCATGTTTTGAACAACACGTTCTTTATCCCTGTCTGCCCGGATCTGGGTATATCTGCCACCGCTAAATGCCTGTGTAAAAAATGAGATTGAATCATTATTAGATTTATGCGCCCCGGCGTTTAATATCGTTTCGGCCTCGTCATGATAAACTCCCATTCCGTTTGGTTGATCTTGACATAGTGCTATGTAGCCCTCCGTTGTGCCATCTACCGCAAAGGGATGAAATCGTTTTGGTTTAGCCTTTGTAAATTGTTTCTTATCTGCCAATGCAGCTATTTTCTCAACGTTCCATTCCTCCAGTTTATGCTTATAATCGGCATCTTCCTGCCTTAACATATCGTTTAATGGGTATTCACACATGGCTTTGAATGCCGGTGTTTTACCCACCGAAACTGGTGCTATGAGCATACAAAAAAGAATGTTCTTACCTACACCGCCAAAGTCCGATGTATAAGCATTTCCGGCAAGGCTTGAAGCGGTCCAAAGTCCGGATGTTGCAAGGAATACCGGGTTAAGGCTTAATTCATTGGCTACATCAAAAATAGACTGTCTTATTTTTTCTGGGAATATTTCAAACGGATATTCTATCAATTCCTTTATCTCCGTTCTATCTTCCAATTGCTTACTGTTGGCCTTCCTTACCCTGTAAGCTGAATTAATAGCCTTGGTTCCTTCTGCTTTAAATCCATCTGACCAAACATATTCTGCAAGATATTCAATGCACTTTTGTTTTGATACGCCATATTCACAGAACTGTGATGCAAGGTTAAAAGTATATTTATTTCTTTGCCCTTCAATAAATGAAGTGGAACGTTTAAATCTTACAATAATATTAACTATTTTATCCTCGTCCGATATTGCGTTGACTATTTCATTATTGACTAATTCCGGGCCATCCGTGAAATATTCATCTGGCAGCATTAAAGTAAACTCTTCTGCAGATTCGTTGATGTATGGGTTCGGATCGTAAGAAGTGAAGCAAAACCGGCATACATCGGCATCAAGGTCCAGATTGTCGTTTGAATAATATACACCAAATGTCCTTACCCTTAGTTCATGCTCTTTAACGTTAGATTTAGGTATTTTTATCAATGCCTTAAATCCGGTGTTGGAAGGCGATCGCCATGCGGCCAATACATATGGTAATTTGGTTACTTCGATAAATGATTCAATTAAAAGTTTATCGCTTCCAAATTTATCGTAATCAAGTATAGCCATTCCGGAATGTTCAATAAGCCCGCCGTTACTTCTGTTTCCAAACGTTCCGTTAAAGCAATAGCCTGCAAGTTCTTTTTTTATCGCATCCTGTTTTACTTTGTTGCTTTCCGATCTTAGCTTAATCACTAAATCATTCGGCGATGTTAGTTCGGTAATAAAGTCGTGAAAATGCGCCTGTTCTGGTTCGTTTGGCAAGTAGACTTTTTTGTATTTGGTAATGTTCATATTGTTAATTAAAAAGCCCTTTGAAATAGCAGCGGTAGCAGTCGCTGTCTAAATCATCGGGCCAAAGTTCTACAATGTTGCTGCTACACAACCGAAACGAATATACTATAATGTTACAACTTTATCATACAGACTTATGAACTCATCCGGATTGTGTATAAATTCATAAATCCCACCGGCTGCGCGTTCCCGTGCCTGTTCAGTAAGCTGAAACGCGGAAGGCTTGTCGTTACCTACTTTTATTTCAATCATTACAGATCGGCCTTTTATGGTCATTGAAATATCGGCCGTGCCTCTGCGTGTCGTTCCGGGAATCCATTTTTTAACACCGATAACATTGCCAGTAGGCCCTTTTTCTGTTCCATCCACCAGACGGCCAGTAGTATTTATCCGCGTTGCTCGGTAACCGGACCATAAAACAAAATTACATATAAAGTTTGTCAAACCGTTGGCCGTCTTGATTTTAGGCATTACCGGATTAAAGTAATGCCCATCGGCATATGCATTCGGTGTAGTCCGTTTGAAATTAGCTTCATGTGCTTGTTGGTAACGCTGCGTGTATGTCATTTATTCTATTTTTAAATCTATCCAATAAATATTATGCGGGTTAGCGTATGCGGCCTTTGATACTTCAAGGTTTAGCCGTTTTATGTTGTTCCTTGTATCTGCTGCCAGATTAGACTTTACACGCTCCCGGCGCACTTGTTGACCGTTGCAGTATATTTCTGCATGAGAAAATTGTGTCATAAATATAAATTTCTTTTATCAGGATTTTCAGAACACCGGCCTATTTTTATCGGTAA